CTGGATTGTGCTTTTCCTTTCGTTTTTTGTTCCAACTAATTAGCCATGAACTGCTTCATACCCTGACTCTTGGCCGATGGGTTATCACCGCCGTAGCCCTCCATGAGGTTCACGGCACCCCACACGCCCAGACCGGCACCCAGTGCCACAACCAGAGTCTTCAGAACGTCCACTGCGCTGTTAAAGAATTCCATAGAAAAATCTCCCTTGTTTTGAAAAAGCGACCCTGCACACACCTGAAATCCGTTTGCAAAAGCCGAAAACCACGGCGAGGGTTGATTTTCCGGTGTACCTGTTGGGTCAATGGATAAAAAATAACCGCTCGTCTTATCAGGCGAGCGGGAGTGAATCAGCATCCACCATGATGAAGGTATCATCCGGGTGGATTTTTTCTTTTCGATTCAAGAACTTCTCGATATCGAGGGCGTTCTTGGGGTCATAATCGGAGGTGTACTTGTAGTTCGGGTGCTGGGTCAGGTCGTACTTGTCGCTCAAAAATGGGCGCACACCACGAAGCTGCAGGATGCACTTGCCGCCATCCAAAACTGCCAACTCATCCCGGCTCATAAGTTCGTGACCGAGTTTTTGATAGTTGGTGCCATAGCTTGGGCTATTGCCACGGGTATCGGAATTGTTGCAGCTGTCGATGGTTTCCTTGCCGAGTGCTTCGGCAAGATCTTTCAGGGTGGTAGGCTCACTGCCGCCCAAAAATATCTGACTGTCCATGTTGCCCACGATGGTATCCGCATTATCTTTGTAGATGGCTTTCAGCTGGCTGCGGGTCTGCAAGACCAGACACGCCGAGATCTCACGGCTGCGGATGGTAGCCACCAGCTTTTCCAGCTGCGGAATCTGACCGATGTTAGCACACTCATCGATCAGGCACCGCACATGGACTGGCAGTTTGCCGCCGTATTGGTCATCTGCCTTATCACAGAGCAGATTGAAAAGCTGTGTGTAGATCATGGAGATCAGGAAGTTAAATGTACTGTCCGTATCGCTCATGATAAGGAACAGCGCCGTTTTCCGGTCACCCAGCTTGTCCAGTTCCAGCTCATCGTACATGGTGGCATCCCGGACTTCCTGAATATCGAAGGGTGCGAGCCGGGCACCGCAGGAAATAAGAATCGACTTGGCCGTTTTGCCGGCAGCTAGCTTGTAAAGTTTGTACTGCCGCACGGCAAAGGATTTTGGCTTCTTCTTGCCCAGATCCTCAAACAACAGGTCTACCGGATTCTGATAAGTTTCATCGTCCTCAGACACCTGCATAGTGTTTAGCATTTCCAGCAATGTTGCGAAGTTTTGCTCCTCGACAGGGGCTTCGTAGTGGAGGTATGCGATCAGCGAAACGAGCAGAAGCCGTTCCGCTTTGTCCCAGAATGGGTCGCCGCCCTGACCTTCACCTTTGGTGTTGGTCATCAGTGCGGTCACGAGTTTCAGAACATCCTTTTCACTGTGGATGTACGCCATGGGGTTATAGCGCATACTCTTGGAAAAGTTGATGGTGTTGAAGAATTTTAGCTTGTAGCCGTGCTTTAACAGGGCTTCTCCACATTCCACGCCGATACTACCTTTCGGATCTGTAACTACGAATGATACCGGAAAATTCTTGGAATCACATTGCAGCAGATTCGGCTTGATAAAGAACCTTGTCTTACCGCTGCCGGAGCCGCCGACTACCAGCACATTTTTGTTTCGGGCATTCTTGGGGTCCGGCGGGCGGTTGGACATCATCAGGCGTTCTGTTTTGGTCAGAATGATATTGTCCTCAAACTTCGGAGCCATAAACGGCTCGATATCTTTGGGTCCGCCCCACCGGGCAGAGCCGTACTCCATGCCGTGGCGGTACTTCTTGGCGTTTTTGCCTTTCAGGTACACCGCCAGCCGCATTCCAGCACCGCAGCACAGACCAATGAACAAGTCAAATGGGTGCAGGCTGGGCAGCGGATTTGAAAATACAGCCGGGAGCGTATCCATCAGCGATACGATTTTGTCGCCCAGTTCCTTGCCCACAGCCAGCCGCCAAGCCTCGCCCAGATTGGTAGCTACAAGCCCAATCACCACATAGGGCAGATAGAGCGCCAGCAGCTTGGAAAGCTTCTTTTTGCTCATAGGCCACGCTCCTCCTGCTTGTGCCGCACTTTGTCCGGCAGATTTGCAACGGACTGCGCCAGATCATGCAGCTTTGCCAGCACGGAAGGACGCTTGGTTTTATCCAGCACCGATGCCGAATATTCCTTGAACGCTGCGCTCAAGGCATCCGTGTCCTGTGCCTTGAAGTAGACCAGATATCGGGGCGGCGTGCAGGACAGGTCTTTCTGGATGGAGTAGTCGATGTGATACCGCTTAGCATAGCGGTCAAAATCCTTGATGCCGGTTTTCTGAATCTCCACATTGGTCACGCCACGGTTCTGCCGTACCAACCGCTTCATGGACTGCTTGCCCTGCGAAGCGTGCTTGTCATACTGCCGCAACAGAAACTGCATTCCGCGCAGCAGGGTGCGGGCGGACAGTTTTGTGGTCGAGATGGCAAGGTTGACCGTCTTATGCTCGATTTCTTCCTGCATCGTTACCACCTCCTGTGCAGAAAATCGTCTTAGCGGTCATGTTCCACCGGGGGCTTGTTTACGGCCTTTTCTGCGTCATTCTGAACCGATTCATCCGGCACCGGAATGACCATCAGGCGACGCCCCAGAGGGAGAAAAGCTTCGGGTTGATGGAATTCTTCTTCATACTTCTGAGCCAGCTCCGGAGAGAGCGACACAAAATCTTCCTCTCCCAGCCCCACCACCAGAAAGGTTCCGGCAATAACATCGTACATCAGCCCGTCCTCGTCCCACAGGGCACGGTTCAGCGGCAGACCCATGAGCTTGCCATCATCGTTGTAGACGATGGCGACCGGATCTTCAAAAGGGTAGCTTGCGCCGATGGAGCCGCCCACCGCCTGCTGCAAGGCTTTCAGGTCGTTATCGATCTCGACCTGCTGCGGATACTGTCCCGGTGCAATTTTCAGCACCGACAGAGTGTTCTCGTTCTGCTCCATTATCTTCCTCCTCGAATTTGATAGTGATTTCCTGCCCAGCACGGGCGGCGTTCAACAGAGCTGCCACAAAGAAGCCGAAAAAGGCACCGGCTTCAAAAATGATAAACGAATAAATATAATTCATAGCGAACCCCCTGCATTGACTGAACTGTGAGAAGAATCCTCTCAGGGAGGACGGGGAGCGCAAGACGCGACAACGGTATGCTTAGTGAAAACATTGGTATGAGTATGCGGTGCGGCATCGGTAGAAAAATAGTTGTACAGAGCATCCCGCAGAGAATGGAAGCAACGAGCATGGTAGTCGTGCAGACGGAGAACCAGAATCTTCAAAACATCAACGGCGGAACAGTAAAAGTCCTCCGTGACTTCTGCGAAACTCTCATAGCAGGCCATTTCAGTATCCATGCTGCATCTCTCAGTCAATGCAGATGCAGACCATCTTCTCGCGTCCAGCCATCAGAGGAACACTGTTCTCGCCCAGATAACACTGGATCAGGTACAGGTCACCGGTGGTAAGGGCAACAAAGTTGCCATCGGTGTCATAGCGTACAAAGATGACTGCGCCGGACAGGTAACGCTTGCCAGCCAGCGTAATGACCTGACGAGGATCGTAGCAGAGTGCCAGCGGCACATCTTCGCTGATGCTGTAGCAGGAATCAGTTTCATCGAAGCAAGGCAGGTAACTGCGAACGTTCGCCAGCGGGGTGATGGTCAGTTCAATCTCCGGGGCAATCACGGCGGCGTAAACTTCATCATCGCCGAGCTGCAGCTCCAGCACATCGCTCATCTTGTTGAAGAAGTCGGTCACAGCATTGTCCATGTGGTTGATCTTCTGGTTCATGGCTTCGATGGTCTTTGCGGTCTTGAGATCAATAGTAGTGTTCATAGTGTTTTTTCTCCTTTTGTTTGCAAAAGAAAAAGGCCCCATCGGGTCTTTCGTTACGGTATAAGTCAGCGTTCGTTCTGCCGCTGGAGTTTGCGCTGCCACTGTTCCAGCAGCTTGATGATAGTGTCCTCCATCTGTTTCGGGGTGTAGCTGCGAGGAAAGTATTTCCGCAGGGTGTCGTTTTTGATGACCACCTTGTCCAGCTCGTCCTTTTTCTCTTCGCCCATGACTGCAAAGGCAACGTCATACGAGAAGTGCCCTTCCTGCGCCAGCTTTTTGAGCCGCTGCGCTTGAGAAAGGGACGGCGCATTCTGGGTGTCATTCATCGCTTCTAAAAAATCCCGCTGTTGGCTTTCGTCCAGATAGGACAACTCCACAGCGGGATTAAAAGCGATTTTCTTTTCGTCCACCATGTCCAGCAGCTCAGGGATAAGGCTGGTCAGGCGGATAAAGCGGTGCACTTGATTTCGACTATCGCCAGCTTCCTGACCAACAATATCAAGGGCTTGCAACTTCATCCCAACTTGGGATGAAGTTAAATCCGACCTAGCACCTTGATTTTTTAAGGCTTCCAGCTTCATTTTGTAGGCGAAAGCCCTTTCACTGGGCAGGATGCTCTCACGCTGGAGATTGCTATCCACCATGAGCAAAACTGCGGCATCATCATCCATATTGCGGACAATGACCGGCAGGGTTTCCAGCCCGGCAAGCTGTGCAGCGTGCTGACGGCGGTGCCCGGAGATGATCTCATAGCCACCCTCCGGGCGAGGGCGGGCAATCAGCGGAGAAAGCACGCCGTACTGTTCCACGCTTTCCACCGTGCGCTGCATGGATTCATCATCCAAAACCTTAAATGGATGATTCTTGAAAGGGAACAGCTCCCCGATGGGAATCTGCTGTACCTGCTCCCGTTGTTCCTCCTGTCGGTTTTCTTCGGTGGAAAACAGATCATCTAGCCCTTTCAGAGCTAAGTTTCCGTTGTCGATCGGCATTCGCCACCACCTCCCTTGTCAGAGATTTATAGGCTTCTGCCACCTTGCCTTTGGGGTCGTGCTGGAAAATGCTTTTGCCTACGGCACTGATCTCCGCAGCACGGACAGACCGGGGAATGGTCTGGTCGAACACCTTGATCTTGCTACCGTAAGCACCCCGAATCAAATTGTCGATCTGCTGTCCATAGTTGGTGCGGCTGTCGGTCATGGTCAGTAGGATACCCTCAATTTTCAGCTTCGGGTTGATCTGCCGTCGGACTTTTTGGACGGTCTGCAAGAGCTGTTCCAAGCCTTTCGCGGACAGGTACTGCGCTTGCACGGGAATCAGGGTAGTATCTGCCGCTGCCAGTGCATTGACGGTCAGCATCCCAAGGGAAGGAGTGCAGTCCAGCAGAATGAAATCGTACTCCCGTTTGGCACTGTCCAGCACCTGTTTCAACATCTTTTCCCGGTTCATGCAGTTGACGAGAGACACTTCCAGCCCTGCCAGTTCGATGTTGGCAGGAATCAGGTCAACGCCCTCCGCATGGTGCAGGATACCCTCGCCGGGCAGAATGCTCTGGTCGTTCATGGCTTTTGCCATCAGGGTGGAAAGGGTAGTGGGCAGTTCATCGGGCTGCTGCCAGCCCATGCTGATGGTAAGTGACCCCTGCGGGTCAGCGTCCACCAGTAGAACCTTCTTGCCCTCCATCGCCAGCCCGATGCCCAAATTTTCACAGGTAGTGGTCTTGCCGGTGCCGCCTTTCTGGTTGACGATGGCTATTGTGGTTGCTTTCTTTGAAATTCTCATCACCTCCGATTCGCTAAGTCGTGGTTGGTTTGGTTCTGATAGGAAAGCTGCATCGTGGTGGGTGCGTTGTACAGAGAAGCGAGCAGATATTGTTTCATGTTTCGGATGGGGCTGCTGTTCTCTGCAAGGCACTTCAGCACAAAGCGGATATGGTCGGCGTTCAGCTTCATAAAGCGACTGCGTACCACCTCGGCAGGTTTGTCGTCTCCAGCGATGTGCAGCAGCTTGCGGTTGGTAGCACAGGTGTCCACCAGTAAATTCACGATTTGATAAAGGGTATCTTCATCATCTGGGTAAAGCCGGAGCAGAAGGTCTATTTCTAAAGAATGTGAAAAATATTCTTCGAGCAGTTCACGATTCTTCATCTTCTCCGATTCGTCGGAAAGGATAGGATTCGTATTATTCATCTCTGTTTTATTCTCTTTCTTCTTAATACCTCGTGATTTTACCGGGTCTTGACAAGCGATTTTAGAGCCACAAGAATCGTCATTATCACGATTCTTGACACGCTCCTTTGAAGATTCTGCCGAAAAGTTTTTCACATACACCAAACATGGCTTTCCTTGCCCTCGACGTTTTCGTTCAATCAAACCAAATTTTTCAAGTTCCCGGAGCAGTCGGGTCGCTTTGTTGTCTGCGCAACGCAAAGTCCTCTTGACATCCTCAATCGTGAAGATGATGAACACTCGACCTTTTTTGTCAAACCATTCATTTTTAACAGAAAGGCTCATACGGTCAAGCAGGATGCCGTACAGAGTTTTTGCATCGGTTGACAGATCTTGAAACTGCTGCTCCTGAAAAAGAGCCTTTGGAATGCGGAAGAACGAAAAGAGTCCTCCGGCCTGTCCGTAAAAGTAGTCAAGGGTCATACAATTCTGTCAAGGATGAAAAAACAACGATGGTTCATTGACATGGTTGACAAATCCTCCTTATAGATAATTCGTGCAAACAAAAAGCGCAACTTCGATTGATGAAAATCGAAATTGCGCGATGTAACTTAGCTGGGGGAGAAAAGTCATTTGTCGGGGTCGTTTGACCACAATTTGACCACAAAAGGAATGAAACGTCTTGACATCCAATGAAACAGAATGGTATAATACATTTGAAATTTAACGATACTGAGTCTAGGCAGTATCGGATTGTACATTGTGTTTTCGAGAGAAGCACAATGGGGTTCAAGAGGCCGTGAGTTCGATTCTCGCCACTCGGACCAAACGCTTCTCGGTCGAACTTTCTTCGGAATGGTTCGACCGGGGAGCTTTTTTGTTTTTATCGACGGTTTCGTCGGAGAGGTTGAAGTAGAGGATGAGCTCGGTGTTGGTGAGCTCGATGTGATCCACAAAGGTATCAACCAGGCGGCGGCAGTAAGCCTTGGTGCGCTCCGAGGGGGAGACTCGGAACTGCTGCAGCAGGAACAGGATCTGATCACGGGTGAAGGTGAGGGGCTTTTTTGCATCGAGGGAAGAAAGCTGATAGGAAAGTGTGCTCTCCTGCTGCTCCAGATCGGCAAGGCGGGCAGAGAGGGCGGCGCTGGAGGTGCCGTTCTCAATGGCAGAGAGGATGTTCTGGATCTTGTTCCGGACATCGGACAGGGATTTTTCCAGTGCCTGCTTCTCCGGGTCAGGGCGTGCGGCCTCAGCCTGCTGCAGCTCCACGATGGCATCCGCAATCTGCTCCAGCAGCGCGGGCTCCAGCAGCAGATCGGCGACGGCGTTGACCACCATAGCCTCCAGCTCGTCCTGCGGGATGTTTTTGCGGGTGCAGGCGCGGCCGATGGAGCGGCCGGGGCAGGCGTAGTAGTGGTACATCTGGCCGTTGCCGCTGCTGCGTCCACAGACGCCTTTCATCAGGCAGCCGCACTCTCCACAGTACAGTTTGCCGGAGAGGATATAATCGGCGCGGGAGGCGTGCGGGGTGCGGCTCTGGCGGTTGCGTTCAAACATTTTCTGTGCCCTTTTCCATAAATCGTTGTCGATGATGGCCGGGATCGCGCCCTCGATGCGGACATCAAACTTTTTACTGACGTAAATGCCGCGGTACATTTCGTTCTGAATGATGCGGTTGATGCTGCTTTTGTTGAACGGGCCGCCGTGGCTGGTGCGCAGGCCCATGACGTTCAGACGCTCCACGATGGAGGAAGAGGACAGCCCGGCGGCGTACTGCTCAAAGATATACCGGACTGCCTCGGCACCTGTGGGCTCGATAATGTAGTGTTTGTCGGCGTCCACGGTGAGGCCCAGCGGGCGGGAGCTGCCCAAGGCCTTGCCCTTGAGGGCGGATTCCCGCATGCCACGGCGGGCTTTTTCGGCCAGCTCGGCGCTGTAATACTCAGCCAGAGCTTCCATCAGGCCCTCAATGATGATGCCCTCGGCACCGGAGATGTTGCTCTCGGCGGCATAGAGGATCTCCACACCGTTGTCCCGGAGCTTTTTCTTATAGACGGCGCTGTCGTAGCGGTTGCGGGCCAGACGGTCGGTTTTCCAGCAGATCACGGCGTCAAAGGTGTGCGCGGCGCTGTCGGCCACCAGCTGCTGGAAGGCGGGGCGGTCATCAGTTTTGCCGCTGATGTGGCGGTCTACATACTCGCGCAGGATGGTCATGCCGTGGGCGCGGGCGTAGGCCTCGCAGTCCCGGCGCTGGCCCTCGATGCTCTGCTCGGTCTGGCGGCTGCCGCCAGAGTAGCGGTAGTAAGCCACCAGGCGCGGCGCTTCGGCCGCAGGAGCTTTTTTGCGGGGCATGATAACACTTCCTTTCCGGGCGGTTTGCCCATATGCAGGGAGTGTGGTATACTGACCCCTGCAAGCATAAAATTTCCTTTGTCCGGTTTTGTGCTGTACTCCATGTTTCCCCGGCGCTGCATCGTACCAGCGCCGGGGCTTTTGCTTGCCCATATCCAAAAAGCGTGCTATGCTGTAAAGGCAGGCAACGCATGGAAAGAAACCTTCTTGTTTTTATCCTTACCTTTTGGCGACGGGGCAGACCCCTCCAGTTGGAAACGGCTGGAGGGGTTTGTGCGTTTTTTACGTGAAAGTTGCACAGGCGGCTTTACAAAGGGGGCTGGATTGCATATAATGAAGATGCAAGGTATAGCTTTGCACTTTCAAAAAGAAGGAGGTCTTTTTGATGGCGACAAAGAGTATTACAAAGAATGTCGTGATTCGTTCAAAACCGCTTGCACGGAATTTTGTACGAGCATTGGAAAATGCAGAGGGAAAGAGCAGCAAAAATGTCGTTGTGGATAAGACTGTCCATGAGATCAAGGGCGATGCGCTGCGTGAGATGTTTGGAAAGAAATGACAGGATACGGATTAGTTAACCTAAAAGATATGATCCAAGAACTCGGAGAGGGTCGAACAAAGGAGATCCTTTCCGAGTTTTCTTGTCCGCTGAATAAGGACGTGGAGTTTTTTCTGCATTGCAAGGCCATTGAATTTGCCAGGCAGGGAATTGCCCAGACGCAGCTGGTGGCGACATCTTACAAAGACAAACCAGTGCTGGTGGGATATTTTACACTGTCAAACAAAGTGCTCGAAATTCCACGCAAGAACATTAGCAAAAATGTTGCAAAGAAAGTGAATCGTTTTGCAATGGCAAGGGATGCACGACGCTCTATGACGGACAATTACATGATCTCAGCACCTCTGATTGGTCAGCTTGGCAAAAATTTTGCCAACGGATACGACAACCTGATTCCGGGCGACGTGCTGTTGAAGCTGGCGACTGATAAGGTGCGCGCGATCCAGGCGGTGCTGGGCGGCAAGTTTGTGTATCTGGAATGCGAGGACAAAGACGCGCTGCTCAATTTTTACGGAGACAATGGCTTTGTGATCTTCGGCAAACGGGATCTTGACCGAGATGAGCGAGACCGGCAATCCGGCCAGTATTTGGTGCAGCTTTTGAAATATCTGGGTGATTGATTGTAGTTCCATGTGGCCTGCCAGGCATACCTTGGCGGGCTTTTTGTTTGCCCCTCCGGCTGGAAACAGCTGGAGGGGTTTGTGCGTTTATAAAACAAGGAGCACCCGGCGGGGAGCTCCTTGAAAAGAACAATTATTTGGAAGGTACGGTTGCACGAATTTTCTTTTTAGATGGAACGTAATTTGGATCATATTTCTTGCTTTTACGTTCCAATTTTTCAAAATTGCAGCATACCTTTTGATACAGCGGGATTTTACGACTGAGAGCTTTGCGGTATGTGGATTCTGCACGCTGGAGAATAAGATCGCGATTCTTGTTGCAATAATTTAACTGATTCAACAAGAGCATTTTATAATTCTCATTTTCGATACTCTGAATATCAAATTTGATCAAGCAAGATGGAATAACAGGAATCATATTGTTGAAGCCCATTAGGCCAAGACGACCATCGTCGAGTTTCATAACAGGACCGCCGCCTTTGATGTTAACGTGATTGGGCTTAGGGGATTCAAGGGGAACATAATAATCAATGCCGTTGATGGAGAGTACAATTCCAACATACGGACGCCGCTGCCCCTTATTGTATTGCACACGGGTGTCAATACTATGTAAATAGCTGATATAGTGTTCGTTAATGTGGTAAAATTGAAACTTCCCCATAATTCAGCTCCTTAATCCAAGAAGGTGCGGAACAGTAACCTGTCCCGCACCCTTTTTCATTCCTCACTATACGGCAGAGGTTCTCCGCTTTTTTCATTCTCTACTCACGGTAAGAGCTCACCGCTTTTTTAATTCCCCATTTTTTCATGGCAGGGAGGGGCTACCCTCTTTCAGCGGACAAGCAAAGACCAGCAGTCTTTTCATTGTCTTGGCAGGAATACGTTCCTGCAAGTCTATTATACGCTCGGTGAGCGGGTTTGTACACGAAAAAAATGTGAAAAGTTGCAAACGCAACAGAAAAACTAAAAATTAGGGCTTGACAAGCAATGAAAATTCAAAAATTCTTCACAAACAAGACATAAATAAGCAGACTTAATAGGAACCTGCTGAAGGGTTGTGCTTTACTGACGGAAATACTCCACGGCAGAGGCAACCAAAAGGATGATGAAAGGGAGAAGAACACAGAAAGTGAGCTTTGCTTTTTGAACGCCGGTGCTCATCCAATGAAAATCGGGATCCGTGGAATTGAGGTGCTGGATGATGCCATAAGCGTAAAAAATGCCGAGAACGGATAGAAAGACGACGATAAAGGGAATGGCAATCACCAGAAGAGGCGAAAAAGAAAGCTGCGAATACAAAGGAAAAACCAGAATAGCGCTCCAGAACCCACAAAGAACAAGCAGAATGTGGTGCAGACTGTCGTCGGCTGCACGGGCTTTTTCATGCTCCTGATCCAGAAGAGATTTTGTGGCAGCGAGCTCCCGCGTGGTGCACTCCAGCTGAAAGGCAAGATCCATATAGCCGATGATCTGCCGGCCATCTTCGTCCGCGTATGCGGTTTCGGCTTTTCGGAGGCGAGAAAGGTTTTCCTCATAGTCGGCACGCATGGCGGGATCCAGCTTCTGGATAGCGGACGCAGCCTCATCATAAGAAATATCGGTAGAAAACATAAAATTGCTCCTTCATACAAATAACCCGTTCCGGCTGATGCTGGAACGGATTTTCTTATTTACGCTTCTTCTGCGCCCAGGCCAGGCGCAGAACATTTTTTATAACGGCCGGTAAGCACAAGGTCCTCCACATACTCCACAGCCTTGGTCTGGCCCTCCTCGTTGAGCTGGTCAAACGAGGACAGCAGAGCAGACTGCCGAGGGGTGAGCTGAACAGCCCCGGAAAGCTCCGGAGAAAAACTATCCTGGTACAAGAAATTTGGCTCAACCTGAAGAACATCAAAAATTCTCAGAAGGACATCCCACTTGGGACTACTAACGCCGTTTTCATAGTTACCAACGGCACTTTTTGTAATGCCGAGCTTTTCAGCAAGATCCTGCTGAGTAAACCCGGCCTGTTCGCGTGCCTGCCGGAGACGACTGGAAAAAGATATCGGGAACACCTCCTAAAAAATTATCGTTCCAAGGTCAGTATAAATGAGCGATCTTGAAAAGTCAAGACAAAAGAACAAGAAAGTTGTACAAAACTCTTGACGAGACAAGAAACTTGTGATATTGTAAAAATGTCCAAGAAACTTGTACCCGAAAGGAGCGTATGGAATGAGTGCAACGGACATGATTTACAAAATTATTGACGAGAAGTGTTTGAAGCAATCGGCAGTAGCACGAGCGGCCGGATATGAGCCCAAGAAGTTCAATGATCTGCTGAGAGGCAGAAAAAGGATGACGTCAGATGATGTTGTCCCGATTTGCAAGGCTCTGGGGATCACGCCGAATGAGCTTTTCGGTATTGAACACACCCCGTCCCAGCCGGGGAAAAGCGCATGAAAGGAGGGGAGAAGGTGGAGGAAGAAACAAAAAAGCCCTGCACGCCTGTGGAAGAGGCGGGCGGGGACTACAACGAACTGGGGCTGTACTTACACAGCAAAGAAAATAACCAAACACTGGAAGCGGCACAGACCCTTTGGGAATTCCTGCCGGGGTGGATGGCGGCCAGAAAGATGGCCGTGTATGACCCTGATTATAACAGGTCGCTTTCCGGGGTGATTGCCGAGAATGCAGAAATCATTCTGAAAGCAGCTCAAGACATGGCCGGATGGGGTCTGGCAGAGTGCGAACCGGCCAGGAAGGAAGAAACTCCACAGGGATAAGCCCCTGCCGGAACATCTGATAGATTGCGCCAGTGCATTGCCGACATTGCTCAAAGTTTGTGTCGTTGCAGCGGTCACAGACGTTAGGAACCGAGAAAACCGGAGACTTTCCGGGGACAACGCTGCAGCAGATTTCGGATTCCATTGCAGGCAGAATTCCCAGAGCGTCAAAGGGACATTGAATTTCAAACATGATTTTGTAAGGCACAGGCGGCTTTCATCTCCTTTCAGTGCAAGTATAGCACAAATCGGAGAATAAGGGCCAGCCGGGGAAGAATGCATGAAACCAAGGAGGACAAAGAGATGGGCAAGAAGAACGAGGCGGCCCGGATGCTGGCAAACCTGAACGGGCCGTGGAGCAATGCGGCCTGCATGGGCTATTGTCTGATCGCTATGCGCCGGGCAAACCTGCGCCCCGGCGCACAGCGCCGGGTGCTGATGGTGCTGGAGCAGTGTTTTGACGATGTCAGCGTGGAAGACGCCGAAAAAGCAGGCTATGCCAATACGGAGGGATAAGGACATGGAACGTTTTGTGATCGTGATGCCGGTGAACACCAGCGCTTACCTTTTGCCCTGTGACGACGGGGACACCTGCAAGCTGGAGACGCTGCAGAAGCTGGTGGGCGGGCCCATTGAGATGGCCGACACCTGCCTGGCTGCCAGCTGGGCACGGGAGGATGTGGACAGCATCCAGATGGCCGTGAACGAAGAGGGCCTGCTGCAGGAGCTGCCTTACAATGAGCACGCCACGGATCTGTACGCGTTCAACTACATGAGCAGCATTGTAGGTCCGACAGTGCTGATGGCAGCGCGGGGCGACGAGCTGATCGGCTTTGCAAAGTCGGTGGCCGAGAGCATCTGCGCCGAGTGGGAGATTCCGCTGGAAGCGACCGGTACGGGCGAGCGCTTCCAGACCTTTAACCCGGACTGACAGGAGGCGCGAATGGACGGCAAAAGCGGGCCGCTGAAGATGTGGCAGATCTGGGCGCTGTATGACATTGCCGCGGATTTTTACGCAGACCCGGAGAACCAGGCTGCGTTTGAAGCATGGCAGAAGCAGCGGGAGAAGTGCAAGAAAACAAAAAGGCCCTGCCGGCGTGACAGCACCGGCAAGGCTAAGGGGTGATGAAAGCAGCATGCACTCATCACCAGAAGTTTAACACAAACGGGAGGTTTTGACAATGCGGAAATGGATCTATTACTGCGGCAGCTGGGCCAGCCTGATCGGCTGCCTGCTGGTGGCAAGCGGCCTGGAAAGCTACACGGGCTGGGCCATGGCCGGGTGCTTTGTGGGGGCGCTGGTGCTGCTGGCGCTGGCTGTGGTGCTGGCGGGCCTGGGCAGCTGCGCCGAGCAGGAAGAGGACGAAAAGCCCTGCAAGGAGCGGCAGCCGCAGGAAAAACGAGCGGCTGACCGCAGAAAGGCGGGCTGAAGGATGGGCAGATACCGCGTGAATGTGGAGTGCAGCCAGAAGCTGCCACAGACCAAAAGCGAATACTTTACACACTGCAGCTACGAGGTGCAGGCCATCAGCAAGGGCGTGGCAAAGGCCATGGCCGAGGACAAAGCCCGGGCAGAGCACGGGGGCTGTACCTGCAAGGCCTACAGCGTGGAGGTGCTGAAGTGAGCCGGCCGGAGAACCTGACGACGGACGAGGCGGAGATCTGGCAGCGGATGGAGCAGCACGGCGAGGAGCTGGTGCGGGACATGGGGGCTGCCATGATGCAGGCCGAGCGGCTGCCGGAGTGGATGCAGGAAGCAGCGGTGAACATGCTGTGCGACAAACTGGCAGACGCCCGGGCGCTGGCGGCCAGCTGGATGAACGACCACGGGGAACCGTGAAGGAGGACAAGGATGAAAAGCAAGATTGAAATCAACATTTCGGTGATCGACGACGGCCCGGTGGTGATGCGCTGCCAGGGCCAGAACACAAGCAAGGGCAAAGCGCTGGACGCCCTGGAAGATGCCTACCTGAGCACCGTGGCGCAACTGATGAGAAAGGACCTCTCCAAGGCCGAGCAGGAGGAAGCCGCCAAGGAATTTGGCGAGATGATGCAGGACCGGCTGCTGGCCATGGTGCGAGGAAAAGGCAAACGGTATATGGTCAGCAGCGAAAAAGAGATGAGCTTTATGACGGAGCTGATGCGGCGGCAGGGGGAGGTGCAGCCTTGACCTACGAAGAGTACCGACGGGAGTTGAACGAGGCGCTGGAAAAGGCGGACTGGATGAACCCGCGGGACAAAAACGGCCCGGCGTACCGGGTACTGGCCCGTGCGGCACGGGACAAGGCCCTGCCGCTGGCCCAGTGGCAGAAGCTGCACGACGAATACTACGAAAGGACAAAGAGATGAAGAAGAAACTGAGCCTGACCGAGAAGATCAGCCTGGCGGAGAACAATGCGGTGGATTTTATGCACGCCTGCGTGACCATTGCCCTGCACGACGAGTACGAGGTGGGTGTGCAGCGGCTGCGGAAGGTGAACCTGCGGCGGGACGAGATCAACGAGGAGATGCTGGAAGTGATGGCCCAGCCCCGGAAGAGCGGCCGGGAACAGGCTGCAGCCGGG